CACGAATATCACGCCCTTTACACACGTTATCACTGAGTTCACCTACTTCTTGTATTAGTTTACAGACTTGATCCTTGTCCGTAGCACCATCGATCAAGTTACGATCGTGGTGCCATCGTTTAATTAACTCAAGCCAGTTGAGCAGAACAGTATGTTCTTTTGCCACTAGGCCACCTTCTTAGCGTCACCGCTCTTCAAGTAAGCTAACATGTGTTCGGGCGAAGTCAGTTCATAAGGATCGTCGTCTGCGTTGTCTCGGAACCCTGCCTCACGAAAGAGCATTTCAACCACACCGTCATTAACAACCATCGAATAGCGCCACGATCTCTGACCAAACCCAAGGTTATCTTTTGAAACCATCATGCCCACATTCATAGTGAACAGACCAGAACCGTCAGGAATCACCTTGACGTTCTTTAATTTTTGATCTTTTGCCCAAGCATTCATCACAAAGGCATCGTTCACTGACATACAGTAAATCTCGTCAATGCCCAATTCTGCGAACTCTGCCGCCATCGACTCATAACCCGGCAACTGATAAGTTGAACAAGTCGGAGTAAATGCTCCTGGCAAGGAAAACAGAATAGCTCGCTTACCTTGGAAGTAATCGTCAGTTGTTTTATCTTCCCAACGATATGGATTTGGACCTTCGATGCTATCATCACGAACACGTGTTCGAAAAGTTATCAATGGTAGTTTTTCACCAATCCTAATCATCATGTTTTATATCTCCTTTTAAACCACATTCTTACATAGTACTTACGAACTACAGCCACTGTGAAGAACATGGCCGTCATAGCAAAGGATATTTCCGTCGCTGTCATATCCATAGATAAAAACAGAGATAGGAATATCCAATTTAAAATTAAATTTAGAGGCGTCGCAATAAGAGTGTCACTGAACGCCTCTTTAAGAGCCTTTCGATCAAGCCGGTTGGGCTTCTTTTGGATATCCCTCATACCATTCTATCACCGTGTCTGTGCGGAAAGATCGCCAAGCGTCTTTATCTAGTGCCCACACAGCGATATTGTCGCTAACATCTTTCTGCTCAAGAATCTCAGGGACATTGTCTTTTGACAGTTCACGATTGAGAGTACAAGGCATTACCCGAATCTCCCCATCGTAGATTTTCTTAAACACAACTGTTACTACACCATTCTGTGCCGCTTTTACAAAACCATCCATATTGTTCATCCTCATTCACCTTTGTATATATTGTACAACATTTCCTCGAATTGTTCAACCTTTTCTAGACGATTAGGCCAAAGAATATACTCCTTCTCGGGATTCTTTTTGAGATTGTTTAGAAGGGGCTGAATAGCCCCATAGAGTTCGTCGAGTCTGTCTTGAACACTATCAGCCGCAGAAGTCGCTGTCTGAACTGTTTCAAGTTCATCTTCGGTTACGGCGGTAAATCCAAAATCAAATATGTCGCTCATTTTAGATCAGGTCCTCGAACATCTTCACTGAACAAATAACCACGTTCGTTTGAGTTAACCCTATCATGTTCATACAACATAAGAAAACCATAATGAATTATTTTCATGATGTCTTTACGATGATCCTTAGCAGTACCCTTCTTACCATATCGACCATTGTATTTGTCAACATTACCAGAAAAGAAACCCATGCCATGCCCACGATCCACAATAATTTCGGAGGATTGTAATCCGCCCTGACCATAATGACCGCTGTAGGTAGAATCGATGTACTTTCGAAACTCATCAATCAACTCATCTTCACGAAATTTATACTCAATCATCAATTAACTTTACGCTCCCTATCATTAAAATCAGTAACTAAAAACTCACCATCATCGTTTATCTCGATTCGCTTCGCATTGAAAACTTCAAGTAAACTGAACCAAAATTCTGATCCTGCCTCTTTACGACCAAAATACTTACCTACCTGAAATGATACGAACAATAGGCCAGTCGCAATCGCAGTGTGTACATATGGGTCCATGGCATCCTCCTAGTTGAATTTTATATTTTTGAGTTTAGCACCCGCTGTGGTCTTTTCGAACACAGGTATATCATCTTCAACTAAGGTTTGTTCAGCCTGATCCACATCAAACAGTCTCATCTTGGATCGATCAATTCCGACCACGAATCGCTTGTCTCTGTTTGGATCGTTATATCGGTTCTTCAACTGTTTCACCATGATCTGTCCTAGACTCTCCATCTCTTCGTTCGAGACAAGAGCGAACATTAGATCAGCAGTTGCGGGTAGACCAAACGACTCTGACGTGTCTTCAAGACCAGGATCAGAATTACCATAACCAGATCGAGTAGTCTGTGTAGCAGAGACGATAGGTACATCGAACTCAACTGCTAGACCCCGAAGTTCTTCCGCAATCGATTTGATATAAGTATATGAGTTGATCGAACCTCCCATTCCTTTCATTCTTGAAGATGCACATATATTTAGATAATCTATAAAGATAATCTCAGGAACAAACTTTCTTTTTAGCTTCAACTCATTCAACAGAGCACGAAAGTGGCCACTGTGTGCTTGACCAGTTGGGTACTCTTTGATGATCAACTTGCCTTGGGTACTCTCAGCGATCTTTCGAACTTTGTCTGAAAACATACTCTTGGACATGTTCTCTAGCTGATCGATCGCCACATTCATTAGATTGGCATCGATACGTTCAGCGATACGCTCTTCCGCCATCTCCATGGTGATGTAGAGTACGTTCCTACCCTGTGATAGGGCGCTGGCCGCAACGTGACACATGAACAACGATTTACCAACACCAGTACCGGCAAGGGCGATATTAAGGGTCTTGTTGGGTAGACCGCCCTTGGTGATACGATTGAAATAATCAAGATCAAAGGGAATTCGCTCTTCCTGTTCATGATAAAATTCAAATCGCTCATCGATGTTTTCAAGGTAATCGTGACCAATGTTCGTATCAAACGAGACGGCCAGAGCATCTTGTAGAATATCAGGTAATGCTGTTTTTGTTAGCTTGGTGTGCTTACCATCAAGAATCGTTATTGATTCCATGATAGCGAGATACACCGCACGATCCTGACACCACTTCTCAGTCGTGTCCAACAACCACTGCTGATTTTCATCCTTCTTTTCGAATATGGTCGGAAGAATATCCAACGCATGTTCGTATGTCTGTTCGGTAAAACTGTCTGATCCATCAACCTCAACCTTGAAGGCTTCTTGAGTAGGCAGTTTGTTATACTTGGTTACAAATTTTACTATCTCATTAAAGAGACTTCGATATACACCCTCGAAATAATCTTTCTGTATGAACGGAAGAACCTTACGCATGTAAGGTTCGTTCGTCAATATATTTCTTAGAATCGTCTGTTCTAAATCAATTTTCATTCACATCCTCATTTCGATTCTTTCGTGGCTAGATTACCCTCTTCTGCGGCATTCGCCAGAACGCTCTCAAGCACATCTGCCGCATAGTCTTGAACAGTCAGATCTTCGACTGTCAAGGTATCATCAGGAGTTGATTCTATCACAAAATTGAATCGAAGGCAATCACTTTCTGGGTCTAGTGAAATATTCCCATATTTGATTACCGTTTCTGGATGTGGACCCTCAAGAAAACGCACCGCCCATGCCTGCTGATTTTTGTCATCATCAATAGGCACAAGTTGATAGTGAACGTTTTCTTGTAGCATCACATCACTCATCTTCCATCTCCAAAATTTCGCCCATGTCTACAACGGTCTTTTTACCGATACAGTACTGGCTTTCCATAAACTCGTTGAATTTTTCATCAACCAGTATATCAGCCCAGAACTCCTCAGTCAAGGTGTCTTTCTCTCTGACTTTACTTCCAATAACTTCGCCAGTAGATATATCAACACGTTGGTACCAACCGTTTGATGGTTTGATTATATGTCCAGAAGCCAGACCAACGTCCAGTAGACCACTAAACCGTTCAATACCCCCGTCCCAACTAACCGAAATAGGTATCTTAGATTTCTCTTTGACATAACGTGATTTCTCCACGTTTATTATAAAATCATATCCAGTGACTTCAGTGCCAGTCTTGTTCTGACGACGACCCAAAATCCAGATATTATCAGCACTGTAGTAGATGCCTGTACCGCCACCGACGATGTCTTTGGGGAACAAGCCAATCTCTTTGTACGTGTGGTTGATAGCAAGCAATGGGATGTTCTTCATAGTCAGATACGGAGTCGACATACGGAACAAACCCTTGAGTGCTTTCGCACGAGACATATCAGCAACTGCTTTCTCGTTGATCGCATCTTCCAGTTCTTTCTTGGACGCAAGGTTACCGATCGAGTCAATCACAATGATGACCTTATCAGCCTTATCCATCCCCTCTAACTGGTTGATCAGATCAAACTTCAGTTCTTCTACGTTGGTGATAGGTGTGTGTAGCACACGATCCAAATCAATACCAAACGTTTCGAAGTATGATTGAGGAGAACCAAACTCCGAATCATAGAACAGCATGATTGCTTCAGGATCAGATTTCAGATAAGCCGAAGCGATCTTCAAGGCAAAAGAAGTCTTGAAGTGCTTCGAAGGACCCGCAAGGACAGTGAGTCCCGAAACGAGACCACCATCCAGTTTACCCGAAAGGGCGACATTCAACATTGGCACATCAATAGGTGTTACATCACGATCACCAAAGAATTCAGATTTGGAGAGCACCGAAGTGCCCTTCACCTTTGAATTCTTTTGGAGTTTTGCCATCAAAGACATATCTTAATCCTTCAGGTTGCGTAGGTTAATACACTCATCAAGTAGAGTCAGACGATCCGTCATGCTCGTCAACATTTTCACATCACTGTTGGCATATTCGCCACCGTAAGATTTGGATTGCTTGATTGAAGTTTCACCGTCAACTGTCGATCGAATAAACGTCGGAATAGCAAGTGACGCTTTCGTGAAGTCAGGATGACCTTCAATAACTCGGCGAACATGAGTTGGGTTAGCACCACCCATATCAAGAATCGCATTATGGAACTGATTGAAGAACGTTTGCTTGACTGCTTTGAATCCTGCCAGACCCAACTTAGCATACGCAATGACTTCAAGAGATCCAGCCACAACTTCTTTCATGGAGAAGTAAGTGTTGTTTGCGAGAATCTCACGATGCGCATCGAGTGCTTTAGGCGAACCACCCAACAAGATGTACTGACCGTTCAGAACTTCTTCGGCAGTCTCAGCGACTTCTGGCGAATAAACCAGTTTGTTCTGATACCACTCAACACCCACAGAGGCAACGAGGCGCTCAAGCGTTTCGTTGTTGATGGTTGTCTTGACACAAACACCCGCTTGAGTTTGCTTGGCTATTACCGTAACGTGATTAATAAACTCAGCATCATCAAGAGCATCGTTTTTCAACAGCGGAATATCTGTACAGATAAACACGATGTTTGGTTTCCACTGAACCAGTTCTGCCATTGCCGAGGCGTCTGACACATGATTTACTTCTGTGATCTTGGTGTCGAATGATACCCGAGTAGCATCTGCTAGGTAGTTGTCACCGATCACACCGACCTTTAGTCGACCTTTCAATGCTTCTTTTACAGGAGCATCTTCGACTAGTTTTAAGTTTGCGCTGTCTACGACAGCAGTTTCTTCAGCTTTGCTCATAGTTTTCTCCTAGACGTTTCTATAGGCATATTCGACCGCTCGATCTGCTTCTTTTTCGAGTGGTCTGTTAGTGTACCACATACCTGTGTCGTTGTCAAGCTGACGACACAATTCTGCGATTTGTTTAGCGGTGATTGGATAACCACGCTTGATTGCGTTACCCGCAGTCGCAACCATAATCTGATACATCTTGTGATACCATCCAGTATTCGTGATGGTACGGTACTCAACTGCGAGTTGTTTTGGAAAGAATGGACAATCACGATAGTCTGTCCAATACACGTTCTCATTACTCATAGATTGTTTACGATGCTCAACAACAGCTTTCTGTAGTTCAGGTGGCAGTCTATCTATAAACGAATTACCCTCACGTTCCTTGTATGGGTGCTTTGCTATAAGATAATCGACATCAATAGCACTACCAGAATTCCGAAAGATAAAGTTGTTAGCATTAGCATATTCTGCAGGGATGTAATACATTCGAGATAGGTCTTTAGTCTGTCTATCTCCGATTTCTCCCAACTCGGTATTGAGCGCATACCAGAAGTGCTTGATTTCTTCTCGTTCAACTCGTCTTGTAAGGTTGAAGACAAGCCTAAACTTCGGATTATCGTCCGTGCTACTAGCAGTAGAGTAACAGACATAATCGTACCGAAAAAGACTACTAACCAATATACACTCAAGATCACCCCCATATGTTTCAAAATCATCAACGTCAACTGCGGCCCAGTTGCCCCAATACTCGACGTTGGTGTTGCTTCGTGTCGTGCCGTCAGTATATACCGCAGGGCTAATCAGTT